TCTAAAAGAATCTGCAACACTTGACTATAGAAATCCATTTGAATTTTATGCGGTTTTACAAAAGTATGATACCCCAAACAGAAACGGTAGATTTTACCCTGAAAAAATTTTAAAGAGAGAAGCAGACAATTATAAAAAGGCGATTTCTAAAGGTTTATCAACATCAGAACTTAACCACCCTGAGTCGTCATTGATTGATTTAGACAGAGTATCTCATATCATTACTGATATATGGTGGGATAAGAATATATTGATGGGTAAACTCAAACTATTAACTTCGCCAGGATTTCATGAAAGTGGAATTGTTTCAACAAAAGGAGACCAAGCGGCTAACTTAATGAGACAAGGAGTAACAATGGGAGTCTCTTCAAGAGGAGTGGGGTCATTAAAAAAAGTAGGAGAAAGAAATGAAGTACAAGATGATTTTGAATTAATTTGTTTTGATTTGGTATCTTCACCATCAACACCTGGAGCATACTTATTTTCAAACCCTGAAGATAGAAATAAGTATGAAGAAAATTTAGATGAAGAAAAAAGAATGAAACAATCAATGGATACTTCATCATCAAACAAATCTCTTGACTTAATGAAAAAATTGAACGATTATTTAGGAAAATAAATTAATAATATGGAAGAAAAATATTTTGTTGCAAAAGTTCAGTATGATTTACCTGATGAAAATTCAGGAAAGATTAAAAAAATCAGAGAGGAAAAACTTGTTAAAGGTTATTCTGTGACAGATGTGGAAGCTAAAGTCACAAAAAAGTATGAAGGTTTTACACACGATTGGAGAATTACTTCAGTATCTGAAAGTAAAATTGATGAAGTTATTGAATAATTATAAAAGTGGTCTCTGACCACTTTTTTTTTGCTTAGACATATTTATTGTAAACACAAAGAATATGTTATTTAATCTATCTCTTAAAAATGTTGACTCATCTATAGAATTATTTGTTGTAAGTGGTTCATCATGGTCTAATTGTTTATCTTACGCTGAAGGTACAGGAAAAAAAATTGAATTAATTTTATTGTCAAATGTTGATAACATTATATTAAATAACACATCATTAGATGGCCTTTATTTAATTGTGTTAAAAGACATAACAACATCACAAACATCAAATAATATCATTTATGATACATTTGAAAATTCATCTATTTGGGCTCAGAACCAATCAAATAAAGAAGTTGTAAACATCCAATATCAAAAAAGGTCATTTATTACTATCTAAAAATAAACTTTTTAAATTTTGATACTATTTATTAGGTATAAAAAAATTAATTTTTCATGCAAGAAAATAAATCATTAGTTCAAGAGGCACTCATTCAAATGAAAAACGTTGAAGAGGCTATTGCCGAAAATGCAAAAGGAATACTTGCTTCAACAATGAAGGAAGAAATCAATCAATTAGTAAAAGAATCTCTATCTGAACAAGAAGATGAAGAAGATGAGGTTGAAATAGATGCTGATATCCCACCATTAGGTGATGAAGGAGATGCAGCTGATAATGACGATATGGGAATGAACATTGATATGGACATGAACATTGACTCTGACAGTCCAATAGATTTGACTGACGCTACTGACGAAGAAATTCTAAAAGTATTTAAGGCGATGGGTGAAGATGACGGAATCATTGTTAAAAAAGATGGTAACGAAATTCATTTATCAGACGATAATAACGATGTAGAATATCTTGTTAAACTTGGTGAATCAGAAGAAGACGAAGAAACAATGAATGAAATGGATGAAACTGATGAATCAGTTGATGATGTTATTGCAGCTATTTTTAATGGCGATACTTCAGATGTAGATTCTTCTGACTTAGAGTACGAAATGGAAGAACAAGAAGACGACGAAGAAGAAGTTGTTTATGAAATTTCATTAGACGAAGATGAAGAAGAAGAATTAGATGAAGAAATGGACGAAGAAATGTACGATGAAGAAAACATGTCCGAAGAAGAGGATTTAGATGAAGAATACTTCACTAATGAATCTAAATCTTCAGTTAAACCTAAAGGTGTTGGAATTGGTAAAGGACCAAAATTCTCTTATGACAATAAGGCAAAAGGAGGATTTGATGAGGACAAAAAACAAGGTCCAAAATCAGTTGGTACTGGTAAAGCTAAATTTGAATACAAGAAAGGTGCTAACATGGAAGGTAAATCTAAAGTTGTTAAAGCAGAAACAAAAGAAGGTCAAGGATACGATGACAAAGAAGATGAAAAGTTGGCAATGAAGCATGGTAAAATTGCTTCAAAAGACTTAAAAACTACTAAAGCTCGTAGAGATGACGCAGGTTTTGAAAAAAGAGAAACCAAAGAAGCTGCTAGAACTTATGGTATGGGTTCCAAAGAAGGTAGAGGATTAAGAAAAGGTATTACAAACAACAGAAATTATGTTTATGGTAATAATGGTGTAACTGTTGAATCTTTAGAAGCGGAAGTTTCTATGTTAAGAGAGAAAAATGAAGAATATAGAAAAGCTTTAAATGTTTTCAGAGAAAAACTAACTGAAGTGGCAATATTCAATTCAAATTTAGCTTACGCAACAAGATTGTTTACTGAACACTCTACAACAAAAAAAGAAAAAATTAACATTCTTAGAAGATTTGACGATGTTGATACACTTAAAGAATCTAAAGGTCTTTATAAATCAATCAAAGAAGAATTAACTAAAGTGGATTCAAAATCAATAAATGAGTCAGTAGGACAAAAAATTAATAACACAGTTTCTACAAGTTCATCTACGACTTTAATTGAATCTAAAACTTATGAGAACCCTCAATTCATGAGAATGAAGGACTTAATGAGTAAGTTACGATAAAGTAACAAATAAATTAAAATAAAACTTAAAAACAAACTATACTAAAAATGGGAGCATTATTAGATTCAGGTCTTGTAGGTAACATCGGATTAAAACACCTTAAAGTTATCAAAGAAGACACAATTAGTAAATGGGACAAATTAGGATTCTTAGAGGGTCTTAAAGGTCACATGAGAGAAAACGTTGCACAATTATATGAAAACCAAGCATCGTATTTAATTAACGAAGCATCATCTACATCTGATACAGGTGCATTTGAAACAGTTGTTTTCCCAATTGTTAGACGTGTATTCTCTAAATTATTAGCGAATGATATCGTTTCAGTACAAGCTATGAACTTACCTATCGGTAAATTATTCTACTTTGTACCAAACATTCAGTCGTATGACCCAGCGTATTCTAACGCAAACAGTGGAGCACACTACGCACCTTATGGTTCACCAAACGCTAACACGGACCAAACTCCAAATAGTGGTTATGACTATAACAACACTAAAGACCTTTACGATAGATTCTATGAAGGTAACGAACCAGCTTTAGACCCACCAGGTTTATTTGACTATTCTAAAGGACAATATTCTGCTATCACAGCAAATGTTGCTACTGTAGCATGGTTAGCTGACCAATTAGTTGCTTCTGCGTATACTTTATCTGATTACAGAAAAGTACTTATCGTTATGTCAGGTTTCGCATCTGACGGAGCGGGCAAATTAATCGGTCCAGATGGTCAACCAATGGATAACGAAGCTTTCTTATCTGATTTAACTGTTTACGGAGCTGCTGGTAACACAACAACTTCTGCAAACACTTCTAACGCTTACTTATTTAGAGTTGTAACTCAAAGATATGGTAAAGGTATAGTACAATACGGTAACAACAACTCAACTTTAATTTTCCCTAACAGTAAAACTGACGGTGGTCAATACGACAACTTATGTGATGCTCAAGGTAAAATTTACTTAGAGGTTGATTTACAAGTACCTGTTTGTATTACTTGTGGTGGTTCAATGGACGGTTACACAGGTTCTACATTCTCTTCTTCTACTGCTACTGACAATGCGTTCACTGCAACTTATAGAATTTATAAGAACTTAGAATTTGAAGATAAAATTGGTGAGGTTTCATTTGATTTAATGTCAGTAACAGTTTCTGTAACTGAGAGAAAATTAAGAGCTCAATGGTCTCCAGAAATGGCTCAAGACGTTGCAGCATTCCACAACATTGATGCTGAGGCTGAATTAACCGCTTTATTATCTGAGCAAGTTGCTGCTGAAATTGACCGTGAAATCTTAAGAGATTTACGTAAAGGAGCTGCTTGGAACTTACGTTGGGATTACAATGGATGGAAGAGATTGGGCAGTAGTGCAGTACCTTACACTCAAAAAGACTGGAATCAAACTTTGATTACAGCTATCAACCAAATTTCAGCTCAAATCCACAAGTCTACTTTAAGAGGTGGAGCTAACTGGATTGTTGTTTCTTCTGAAATCAGTGCTATCTTTGATGACTTGGAGTACTTCCACGTATCAAACGCAGCTCCTGAGCAAGACCAATACAACATGGGTATTGAAAGAGTAGGTACTTTAGCTGGTCGTTACCAAGTTTATAGAGACCCTTACTTCCCTGCTAACCAAGTGTTAATGGGTCACAAAGGTACATCTTTATTAGATACTGGTTACATCTACG